CCAAATTAAGGCGTCTAGGTTTTTAAGCTAGATACCAACCAGGTGCGTAAGTAGTGCACCAAGGACGAGTGAAACTCTTGTCCAGTGTGGGGCTTAAGGTAGTACTACCACCAGGGCCCCATGTTATACCACTGTGGAGTGAAGATACGCCTCTTAAAGCGTATCCTAACTTTCGAGCGTAGGTCAAGGCTATTACAATAGCTCTGATCTCTGGAGGGACGCCATAGACGGGCATTTAACATGCCGTCTGTGCTGTCCTCTATGCTTACCGCGTTAACAACCAGACCAGGGTGCAGATAACCGCATACCTGGCCGGGTGCTAAGCTAGGTCGGGCCTCATCGAAATTGCTGATGAAGCCAGACGTCAAATATCGAGATTCGACCCGGAAGCGTAAGCTCACGGGAACGGATCTATAGATATAAGACCAAACGCCAAATAGCCTCCCATCACAGCCGCAACCTAAGTTGCGGCGGTGAGCAAGGAGACGGATAGCATTAGCTAGCTTATACACGTCGGTGACACGAAGAACAGGATCCTTTAAAAAGATCGGTTTTACGTCCAGCCCGTCGAAGAAATACGAACCACAGGATTCACGGAAGACACCCGTCGAGAAACTTTTACGGGGATTAACTGTAAATCCAAGGAACGTACAAAAAGACGAGTATAGCTCGAATCCAGCAGACGGGATAATAATATCATCACCAAAAACAGAGACATGGTCGCTCTCGAGGCCGAGGTACTCGCATACAGCGAGTGCAGCGGAGACGAATATAAGCGACTCAAGCTCAAAGGTGAAACCGTTTCCCATCGCAGAGAATTTACTGTAATGGTGAACGGAACCGTTAAGCTGGTAGTTATGGCTTCTAAAAGTGTCTAACACAGAGAACCATCGGGGAGGGAGAATTTCTTCAACCAACCTCTTGGCAATCGTGTCCGAGGCACTCGAAAAATCAACAGTAGCAAGATAACCGGTTCGAGAGCCCAAAAGGGCAGAGGACCGGTTACGCTCGTCGCTGTTAAGATCGAAGCCCACTCTCCTAAGGCGTTTGCGGATCATTTTACCCAGAGCGAGTTGAAACCAGGTGTTTAGCCCGGGTTCTATCGCAATGGTACGATCCGTTTTCGCATTCTTAGGCACAGTAATTACTGTATTACCGGGCAGCTGCTGCAGACCGGCCACTTTCTCCTCGTCAAACCAACGAGGATAGGCAGCCGGAAGCGACGTCGCCACGGCGGTATATGCATCTGTTGTTATTCCACGTTCTTCGCGGAACTTCCGAGGAGCACTGACGTCAGAACCTTTAATTAAGGTCGAGACGCCGGGCCCCCAGGAGCCATTATCGAAGAGTTCGTCGACGGAGAAAGCGCCCAATATAAACTCTATTTTCCGAGTCATTGTATTAAGCAATGACACGCAGGGACCCGTAAACAACGGGTCATCTGAGAGTCGAGAAAAGCGCTTATTCGTCACTTCACAGAACTTCTCAGAACTTGAGAAGTTTTCCAAAGCTACATTGCGTTTGTCAATTCCTGTTTCCAGGAAAGAAGATTTGCGCAGGTAGCTCACGGCTGTGAAGTCATCGCGAAATTTAAACCGGTCGTTATATTGACCGGGATCAATTTCTTTTTCGACTAGCTGACGGTACTCTCCGTGTCGGAA